AGAACGATAGAAGAAGTGTTCATCGTCGCGTTAACAGTGCTGTTTCCAATAAACAAATTACTAGAAGCGTTGGCTGCAATAGAAATAGAAACTGGATTTACAGTAACAATGCCAGTTGTATTTGAAATTGTTCTATAAGTCGCTGCTGTAGTGGCATTTGCTGTCGTATTTCCGATAGTAATAGAAGAAGAATTGATAACAGAGTTGATACTAGAATTACCAACTGAAACAAAACTTGATCCATTAGCAGCAACAGTTACCGAAATAGGATTTACAGTAGTTGTTCCTGAAGTGTTTGCCAATGAATATGATAAACCAGTGCCGACTGAATTGACAGTAGTATTACCAATTACAATTGTTGTGGAGTTTGCGAAAATGTTGACCGTAGAATTACCTACGCTAACATTACCGGAAACAAGTGGCGTAGTATATAAATCAGTAAAATTCTGATTTACTTTATTCATCGCATTGCGTAGTGGATCACCTGTGCCGTCGTTTGGTACTGATCCAATGTTAATTAGTTGTTGGGTCAACTTTTATCTCCTTTAATAGCTCAAATAGGTAGCGTCTGCAGTTAAGAATACGTTATCGATCGAGAAATCTGTTTCGTCCATGGTTACATTCAAATAATATTCATCGGCTGTAATTAATCCGTTGTCAACTGTGAAATTGGTAGTATCAACAGAAAAGAATACTTCATGAACTTTTTCGTAAATTTCAGCAACAAGGGATTGTCTAGAAGCCACAGAATCTACATTAAAATAATCACCAAAAAGTTCCATACCAGAGCTATGGAACGTGTTATAAATGATTTGCTTATATTTATCTAATACACTAGCTGCCCTGATCTGATACGAGTAATCTTGGTAGAAATAACTGTCTTGTATATATTTATCCGAATTCAAGAACCCTCTGGTGGTTGACCAGTATCCAGGAGATACGCCGACTCCTTTTTTGTTGATTTTTCCTGTTATTTTACTATATGTGTTGAGCATGGTTGGTGGCGCAAGAGAAGAAACTAAGTTAGCTCCAACGCCATGTGCTGTTGCCACACTAATAATTGGTGGATATGTGTAATTTGCTCCCATATTAATCAGGGTGCATTGTACGATACCACCAGAAGTGTTTGTTTGGATAAAACCATTAGCTTGGACTGATGTTGTTCCACCGGTAAACACAAGCTGTTCGCCATTAGCATAACCAGTCCCACCCAGCACAACTTCTGGAGTTGTAATACCATCATAAAGATATGCATTAATCGTTTCGCCTTGTAGATACCCTTTACCTGAATCATATGCGATGGCTTGGCTTACGATATTGTTACCATTATTTGGAATAGCGCCAATAAAAGAGTTTTCGCCAGGAACTGTTCCATCTGTCATATACATTGGCGGTTCATATAAAGCAAATTGAGATCTCATCAGGGATGGCGTTATGAAATACTCAGCAGTTGAAGTTGATTTATTATTTGGAGAACCATAAAGAATGATTAAACTATCATTCACTACTTTTTGAATAACCTGGAATTCTAAGGTTGTGGCATTAGCGCTGTTTGCTTGTAAACCAATAACATCATTTGCATTATAAAGAGAAGTAAATCCAGTACCAGTTCCAACAACATATGGAACTTTATAATATTTTGAAAATGGCGTAGAATTATTAACAGGTTTATCTGTCAATGTTATTGATGTATTACTATTAACAGTATAAATCACATGGTATTCTTGTATTCCACCAGTATTTGCTGTTTGTATTCCAATAACATCACCATTAGCAAAAATATTACTAAAAGTGGTACTTGTTCCAGTAATTGTGTTAGATGTTGTGTTGTAAGATATTGTTCCAAGTTCTAGAACATAAATATTAGCATTATTATAACTTATTGTTCCAATATTAATTGGTTTCGAAACCAAAGAAGAACGTAGGAAAATCTCAGGAGAATAGATATAATTATTACCTGGATTAATGTTTGTTAATGAATAAACAGATCCAAAATTATTATTAGAATATGACAAGAGATCATAGATAGCATAACCACCTGTGACCAAACCAATAGAACCATTACCAGAAGGATCTCCTGGGAAATTATATGTTGTTGCATTAAAAACAGTGTCTTTGTAGTCATAAATCAAATCGGTATTATATGTGTAATTTTTAACGAATGATAATGGTCCAAGATTGAATGATGCACCATATCCAGAATTGTCACCAAGTGCTTTGTAAAAATATATGGAGGTGTTTGGTGTAATACCAGCTCCACTTTCGATGATATAATATTCAAGTGTTCCTTGTGATCTTGATGTTTTTGTAACTTTTAATTTACCACCAACTCCATAAGAAACTGGTTTCCCAGTTGTTGGATCAAAACTGGCTATAGAAAGAATATCACCAACATTAAACCCATCACCACCGTTGATGATAGTAACATTAGCAGTTGAACCAATAACCTCTGGAGCTTCAAAAATATTATAAGCTGCATTATTTGCGTAATTGATAATTGATTCGCCTATTACGAAATCTGCACCTTTTGGTATTATGTTAGAAATATATAAACTACATGTAATGTTGTTGTTAAGAGGTTCTATATTTACGCTCTCTACCATACCAACTGTGTTGGAAATAGTTCCGACTACTTGAACTCCTCTCAAGGAGTTGAGAACTGGAGAATTGGTTACTTCAATATATTTTGGTTCAATCCAAGTTCCATCTGATACCTTTAACATATCATAACTTGGTCTATAAATTTCTATGTCTTCATTATAAATTAATCTGAACAACAACTCATAACATCTATCTGTTCCCTTGGAGCGATAGATATCTAATATGTGTTTTAATAAGAACTTTTTATTAGATATAATACTATATGGAATTCCATACAGATATTTCTTTTGGAAATAAACAAGAAAATCTTGTATTGTGTTTGATGGAGTTGTATCAATATCTCTGTATTCGAAAAGATTTCTCGCTTCTGCTATTACATTACCATCTTTTTCTAGCCACTCGTAGTACGCCTGTAAAAAAAGAATAAAGTTTGGTCCTTCTTTCTCGTAAAAAGAAGGGAACTGATTTTGAACAAAATTTGATATAAATTTTTCTACGGGTAATGACATATTAGTTTGATGTGCCTATTGCGTTAATTGTTACATCTATTGGTTCAATCAATAATATTTGATTTTTATTTACCATAATATCTTTATTTAATGTTTTCATATATATTGAAATATATTGATCGTAATAAGAAGTAATTAAAGTAGATATACTTATTGTACCAGTTGAGTATTGAATTGTTCCAAAATTACTATTGAGAATAGTAAATATTCCATTTACGACAGCAAATACTACTAAATTCCCAACATTATCATCTCTTATGTAAGAAAGAGGATAATTTACACCAGTTGTTGGGTCGACATATGTGAATGATGAAGAAGTCAAAACTGGTTCATCAGAAAATGGTGTATAAGGAACATAACCAATAGTTGGATTTGGCGTTTCAATATCTGCTGCATTGTTAAAACTGAATGAAATAGAAGTTGTATAATTTAACAAAGGAGATAATCTTTTAGCAAGATATATTTTTGTTTGATTGGAAATTATACTTGGTTCTGCCGTATCAATATTAGCAGTAAATCTACTATATCTAAAATTATTATTAAAATGTTCTAAATTTGTTGCAGAGAAATTCATAATATTATTTAATACTAGATTTTGAATATCATTAACGAATAATGTAGTTTGTGTTGGATTGTAGTTGATAGTAGAATCAACTCTTACATACAAGTAATCCGGATCTTTCATTACAATTCTCATCTGAGATTTGTCAGACATATAATTGGTTATTTCATTTTTAAGGTAATTTGGAACAATAGTTGCGCCATTTGGTTTGATTGAAACCACAACAGCGCCATATTGTTTGGGTTCAATTTCTTGACCACCAAACACGCTAATATCTTCAATATATGATCCATATTCAGCAAGAATTAATGATTTATAGTCATCGTTAGAAACGCCACGCTCCTGGGTAGCATACCATCTTGGTGCTCTGAATCTTATACTCTCTAAACCTTCAGCTGTGGCTCCACCAATAGAATTCGCAAGAGGAGTCAAAGAACCAACATTAACAGTTCCATTATTCACTTTGTTTAAATTTTGAGAAAGCTGGAATTTTGAAACACCATCTGCATCTGGACCGCTACATATTCTGTAATTAACATTGACAACAGCGCCATTTTGTGGAATTCTTCCATAAACACCGTCGCCAAATGTTAATTCATATAAACTATTTTGTGATGCCTGTAGAAAATATATATCTGAATTGTTATTGAGACCATACAGGTTTGTGGCTTGCGAGAAGATATTATTCGAATTACCGTTTCCTTCAATAACATTAACAGTCAATGAACTGAGATCGATGTTTGGGTTTGAAAGAATAAATCTTTGATTTTCTATTGTGTAATCAACAACAAAAGATTGGTTTATGTAACTGCCTTGGAATAACTCTACATTGTTGGCATAATATACATCATTGGCAGAAGTAAAGGTTGCAGTATATGAAGTAACAAATGTAAAAGTTCCATTCGAATTAGAACCAGTAAATATTGTTCCTTGAGGTACAGTTAATTTACCACTCAAACCTATGGTATTGAATACGATATTAACATTCGCAGTTGATGATTTATAAGACTGCGGAACATAGTTTAATTCTTTGGCATGAGATACTACTGAATCTAGTTTCTGAGCAGAATCCATAAACATCTCAGAAGCTACCATATTGAGATAGAAGGAATTGAGATATGTATTATATGACATAACGTCCAGAAGAACGTTCATATTGGAGCCAGTATAATCGTAGTCTCTGAAAGTTGTCTGAGATTTTAGATAAGTAACAAAATTATTTTTAAGATTATCAAAATCTAGACTAGTAAGGTCTAAGGTGCTATTTGCGGCCATTATCGGACTCTTTTAAGATTTAGCGTTAAATCAATGGGATTTGGATTATTTATTATAGAAAAAATTATGTTCACAATCAAATAACTGTCATTTTCTGAAGGAATAACACTAACATGTAATTCCTTAACTCTTTTTTCATAATATCGTATAACATTCTCAATATACAATTGAAGATCTAAAACAGTGGTTATATCGTTTGGTTCAAACAAAGACTTATTAACATTCGTTCCAACGTTTGGCTGAAAGAACCTTTCCCCAATATTTGTTAATACTAGATTTTTCACAGATTGCCTCACAGAATTTTCATTTGTTACTTTGGCCAAATTACCACTATATGGTGAAGAGGCAAATGAGTCCAAAAAGTCTGAAAAATATTCAGCCTGTTTTGTATTCTGTGTAATAGTATCTGCTCTGGTGACTGTCATTTTTCTTCTTTCTTATGGGAACGTTACTGGTGGTGAATTCATGCCGCCACCATTAATCTTGACTGGATGACCATTAAGGTCAAGTTCACCCTGTGCAGTAATTTTAATTTGCGATGATTTAATTTCAATTTTATCACTAGAAATTGTTATAGATGATTGCCCCACCTTTATTGTAATAGTTTGTTGCGCTTCAATAGTAATGTCCTGCTGACTATTTAGAGTCATGTCTTTCTGTGAATTCGCAGTAAGAGTATCTTTAGAAGTCAAAGTCATTGCTTTGGATGAAGCAGCATCCCAGGTATTGTTAGTCGAAACTAACATAGCACCATTTGAAAACAATCTAGCCTTTTTGTCTGTCTGTGTATCCCAATTTCCCTGAACATAATGGCCATCTTCGCCAGCTGTCTGAAAATAACGATTACCGCCTGTAAATTGGGTGTGATCACCTGCATTATATAAATGATGACTTGTTTGAGAATCATCAGAACCAATATAATGAACGAAATCGTCTTGCGAACCTATTCCAGAATCACCTGCTCCACTATAGTGGAAATGTTCATTCTTCGCTAAATGTAATAAATTCTGATTATATGCTCTTGTGTAATTTTTAGCACCCTCTGAGTGATCATCACCAAGAACAACTTTTCTTAAATTCTCTAGATTTAATATATCATGTTGGCCTTCTACTGAAGTAGACTGGCCTTTTGCAACAACTTTATGTCTGGATCCTACTACAAGTTTTCTCTCGGCGCCATCTTGTCCCCACTCTTTATATGTTCCAGTGGAGTGAGCCATTCTAATAAGTTCATTATTTGGGGTGTTGTTCCAAATCTCTTCATGACCACTCAAATACTGTGTTACTTGGCACCAAGGATATTCAACCTTAATGTCTGTATTTGGTAGTTTCTGGTTGTTATTTGCAGATGACATATTATTTGCCTGTACTTACTGAGAAATTTGATGATGGAGTTGCAGCTGAACCTTCGCTGACAGAAGCTGCAGCTATACCACCATCTAGAGCTGGATTTGCCGCAAAAGTCGGTAAAGATGGATTACCAACATTCAAACCACCAACACCAGCAATACCACGTTGTCCACCAATAACTGCTCCATTTTCTGTTTGACCTTGACCATAAGCCAGAAGACCCTGACCCTGATCAGCAGTTCCTTGTGGTTTTTGGTTCTTTTGTTGTACCGCCTGTTTTGCTGCATCTTTTTTTCTTTTAGCAAAACTCATCTGTTTTGACATATTCTGTAAAGTTTGTTGCATACTGCCTTGACTTAATACAGAATTTGGTAAATGATTTTGTTGTGCCATCTGTAATAATTGCCCCAACAAACCAAGTAACTGTTGAGCAATCGCCATAGCGCCATCACCTCCAGCTCCATTACCCATAGAATTGTTCAATCCTTGATTCTGAACAGCGCCGTTGCCTTTATCCATTATTCCAGTCATAGCAACTAATGTTGTTTGTTTGAGGGTAACAAGTTTTGATAAATCAGTAATCATGGCAAATATTCCAGCATTTACTGCATCTTCATTTGGATGTTGAGCGTATGGCATGGTTGGTGGTCTTGGTGAGAATATTAATTCTCCGTTTGGTCCTTCCCATTCAATATAACCAGGATAAGGATCAGTACTAGAATAAGTAAATACTTGAAAATAACCATTAGGAACAGAAGTAAAATCAACCAAATCTCCTGGCAACTGAGCTGCAGGAAAAGTGTTTGCCGTTGTTACTTTAATCACAGGAACTCCACCAACAATTTCAGTTGCAGTAATTCCACTATATGGTGGAGCCAATACATAAAAAGAATTACCAGAAATATTTGCTGTTACTGTTGTGGTAACATCATACTTTGGAGCAACTCTATTCATCATATCCAATAAAGCAGTATAGAGAGCTTCTTTCTGTAAAGCTGTGAGCGATGCAATCTGATCTGTTGATGTGACAGAACCACCTAACATATTTAAAATATCTGCTGCAGTCGCTGCGATTGTTCCTATTGTCTGTGGTACATAATAAGTATAAGTCTCAGTTCCAGAACCTCCAGCGTATGGTCCAGAAGCACCAGCAGGAGCTCCTCCGCCTCCGCCGCCACCTCCTCCTCCACCACTCATAATTCCACCCATCATACCGCTTAACTGACCAACCATTTCACCAAGACCAAGTTCATTTGATAGCATTCCCATTATGCCACCAAGGCCACCACTCATTAGGCCATTAATTCCAGACATACTTGTCATATTTGATAGTTGAAGTATTTGTTGAATGTTTTTTGGTGCTTGCGGAAGTGCTCCGCTTTTATTTTGAGGATCAACTTTTAAAATCATACTCATCAAATCAGATGACTGATTAGCACTGGCGATAGTTGCTAGATTAGCAGATTTAGAATATTTCTTTTTTGCTTTGTTTGTTAGTTCTTCGCCTTCTGATTCTTCAACATGATGTGCTTTATTGTATTTGTCATCATTTTGTGTTACGTCTTGTGCATTCTGATCAGTTAATTTTGATCTTTGGTTGCGAGGATTTGACTGAGATCCTCTGGCTTGCATTGGAACATCACTATAAGTATCGTCTATATCATCTTTACCAAGAGTATTATCTTCTTCGGTTTTCTGTTTACCGGCACGAGCAAATGTTCCAAGAATAACAGGATATTGTTGTTCTTCATCAATAAAAAATACTATTACTCTTGAGCCAACAATCATACCAGTTGGTGATGTTCCTATTCTTCCTGTTGCTGCAGAATAGATAGGTTGTAAAGGAGTTGCCCATGGAAGGTCTTCGTCTTTGATATTCTGTTCATCGTCATGCATACCATAGATACGAACTTGAACTCTGCCAGATTCCCATGGATCTTTTACACTTCTTACTTCAGCTGTGTAATACTTATTCATCAAACCCACCTTTCATGAATTCAACAACTGTAGTATATCTTGGAACTTGACCAGCTGGTTTTATCATATGTTTAACTCTTAACGCCAAAACTTTAGCAGTAATTTGTTTTTCTTGGTCGCCGCCACTAGCGCCATCTGATTTATTTGGAATATTCAATTTCATAGTTTTACCAACAGTTATATCTGGATTACCATTTACTTCCATAACTCCTGTATCATTCTGTAAACGTGCAATCATTGCTTGCTTGTATGATTTAGACTGCGTAATATAAGTTTGTTCTTTATCGTTTGCAGGATCAACAAAAGTATATAATTGATCTTTTTGGTCTTTTTGTGGTTCGTTAGTTGTTTGTTTTTCTTTTCTTATTGGAGATTGGTTAGCGGTTGGTAATTGAAAATCTTTAAATTCATTGTCTTCTTTTTGTTGTTTACCTGAAGCAAGATTGTATGAATTTCTACCAGAAGCTGCATTGTATCTGTAAGGAGTAAAGAAAGAAGCAGGCACATTAAAATTTATAATGTTCTTGTAGTCGTCTCCAGATGTTGTTGTTTTATTACCAACTGATGGATCTTGGGTGTATTCAAATCCAATACCCATATCTTTGTCCATCATTTTTTTGAATGTTGTGAATACTATTTCTTGTTCCCCATTGTTTCTACGCTCAAACAAAGAAAAACATGAACCATCCTCTTCATAATTTTGAGAAACATGTCTATTATGCAAACTTTTTATAAATTCATGAGGATTCCTACTGTTACCTAGGATTCTTTGTTTACCTTTAGTCTCTTGTTCTACATTTAATTGTTTATCCGAACCCCAATAATTTTCAACAACGTCTTTAACTATGTTAGAAGTCTGATCATTATAGCTCTTGTTTACTGCTTTTGATCTTGATTTCAAAAGTTCCGGAGAACAACAACGTAATTGATATATTTTTGCTTTGTTTGCACCAGTGTGTTTCATATCAGCATTTTGTAACAGTGCTAATTTGAAATTGGCACCTTGACCGTTTCCTCCAGGAACATCGATGTTTATACTTACTTCTTCGTCACCAGATAATTGCCCTTGCCCAAGAGCATCATTTGAATCAAGCACAGTTATATCAGCATATGTGTGATGATCAATGCAACTTTCATATACGTTACATCCCATCAATACTAAACCACTAGTATCAATATTTCCTATTTTGAACTGAACATCTACGTCACCAGGAACAGCCATATTACTTCAGTAATCCTTTGAGTGTTGTTGCTACCTGTTTAGCGTATTGTGGTTGAACTACTTTAATTGATTTGTTGTATTCATTTTTTTCATTTTCATAATCATAATATGTTACAGGAGAAAAATAAGTAACTTCCTCTGGTAGTAAATTCTGAGCATAATAAGAAGAAGAGTATATAGCAGTATTTACGTTACTTTCTGTTCCATAAATATAACTGTTGTTTGTTATATAAGCATAGCCATACAAATTTGACTTTACGTATGGTGGAATAAAATGATGAACTTCTGAAGTTGTTCTTATATCATTTAGACCGACTTTTGGTCCACCTAAGTATGTCGAAAGACTAAAACCAGAACTATTGGCAGCCACAACATAATAATAAGTATTAGCAGTCAGCGCTGATAGGGCTGTATTTCCTGTTGGTACCTCATAATATATTTGTTCATTAATATCAAATATTAAATCTGAATTAGCTAAAAATATAGTAGCAGTACTTCCATCATAACCAGCAGTATTTGCTGATATTGATAGTTTATTACCTACTGTGAATCCAGAAGTATGTTGTATATAAACATATCCATTATTAGCGAATACTACTTGACCCTGACCTGTTGTGTTTGCATCATAGTAAACTTTAACAATTTCATCTGCAACGAAATTAGTATTACTAACAGGATATGCAACAATGTTGTTGGTGTTTATAGTTGTATCGTCTTGTTTTCTTTTATAATTCAAAATACTTCCGCTTAGAGTATATTGTGCTTGCCAATATTTTAATAACGTTGGTGGAAGAGCATCGTATTCGCTCACTGATATAGTTTCAGAGGAAAACCAATTATTTCTATAGAATTTTGTTTTTGATTGAGCAACATCAATTGAACCATATTTTAAATTAATAAAAGAATAGAAATCATTTTCTTTCATATACCAATCATAATAAGGATCTGTTACTTGATTTGTTAAATATAATAACCAGCTATAATAAGAATCTTGATATGTATTGTAAGCATGTTGATCTGCTCTTTCGCCGCCAGAAATATCATCAAGATAATAAACAAATGGATTCTTTAATGTGTTGTCAGTAAACACAACACGCTCTGTTATATCAACAGCTTGAGTGTTTGCATAAGTTATTTTATTAAATTTTTCGAAATATTTTTCTGACATTATTTTACCTTATTAAGCAAGATCTTCTTGAGTCCAATATTCAATTTCAGTTAAATTGACTCTCAATTTTACCTGGGCTGGACCCTTTGATGATTTAAAAAATGCTGGCATTCCTGCTCCAGTATAATCAACATCAATAGACTCAATAACACATGGCTTGAAACTGAATAACTTATCTTGAGGTATAAATTTAACTGTAACAACATCCGGATATCCAAGAGTTGCTCCATTAGTTCCAGCAAAATTACCACCTTTACGTGGCTGCATGCTTTTTCTGAATTGTTTTATGATAGAATCCAAACTATCTGTTTCGTCTGAGTTTTTCGGCGCCAATGTCCAAGAGAAAGTAAACTTTTTAAACGCAGGAGATTTGAATAACATAACTAAAAATGGATTTGGTATGGAACCTTCAAGGTATCCAGCAATCTGAGCAACTGATGAAACAATTGCTGGAGTCTTTGACATTATATCTTCGCCAAAACTCTTAGGAGTCCAATCAACAGTTGGATGATCGTTGATTTTTTCTGGCATAGGCAACACACAAGTTTCTCCACCACCGGCAACTATTTGTGCCCCCTGTGCAATGGAACCTCTTTGATACTGTGAAAACTGAAATGACATATAATAATTTAAACTTTTAATGTCTGATGGAAAGGTGGCCATTAATACCCTCTATAAATATTTTATATTTTATTTATATAAAGTTTGAGAGATTGTATGCCAACATATAAAGGTCATTTTAAGCCAAAAAACCCAAACAAATACAAAGGAGACCCAACTAATATAATATACCGTTCGCGTTGGGAATTGAAACTGATGAGTCGTTTAGATGATGATCCACAAATTGTGCAATGGTCTTCGGAAGAAATTATTATACCTTATAGATCACCGATAGACAACAAAATACACAGATATTTTCCTGACTTTTGGATTAAAAAATCAAATGGTGATGTTATATTGATTGAAGTCAAACCATATAGCCAGACAAAACCACCAGAAGTTATCAGCAAACCAACGAGAAGATACATTAATGAGGTTGTTACTTGGGGTAAAAATCAAGCCAAATGGAAAGCTGCAGATGAATACTGCAAAGACCGTGGTTGGAATTTTATCATTATGACAGAACACGAGTTAGGGATCAAATTCTAATATAAATACCATGAATTCAACCAGCGGATCATAAATGCCATCAGTCACGTTCCAGAACTTATTAAATCAATCTAACGTAAAATTAACTGCTGATGCCAAGAACTCAGTCGACTGGTTCCGCAAAATGGCATTAGGTGTTCAGAGCGTCGATACAGAAAAACTAATAGACACCAAAGAACCATTCAAAAGAATATTGAAACTTTCTGAGACTTCTGTCGGCAAAATGTATATGTTTGTCTATGATCCTAAAACTAAAGATAAACTACCATATTATGACATGTATCCTTTGATATTCCCAATTGAATACTACAATGATGGGTTTCTTGGTTTGAACTTACATTATTTACCACCAGGAGCCAGAGCAAAATTGATGGATGCTCTGTATGACACTATAAATAATAACAAACAGAACAAAACAACCAAATTGAGAATATCTTATGACATATTAAGCTCTGTGAAGAGATATGCTTATTTCAAACCATGTATAAAGAGATATCTTTTTGGGCATGTTAGGTCTAATTTTCTGTATATTGCACCTGATGAATGGAATATAGCGTTGATGCTACCTACTCAGAAATTCGTTAAGAGTGCTCCAGGCGGTTCAACAATTAGTGTAAGCATTGATCAAGTCTATAAAGATTCAATAAGAAAGTTTTAAATGTTTAATGTAGATAGCTTTAGATCAAATATAGAAAAAAATGGTTATCTTCAGAATAACCGTTTTAAAGTTACTATTGCTCCTCCTAATACAATGCAAGGCGTAAGTAATAACATACCAGAGTTGCTTACTTTCAGAGCTGAATCAGTGAAAGCTCCTGGGATAACATTACAAAGCAGCGATGTATTCAGACATGGTATTGGCGTAAAACAAGCAATGCCTTTCTCCGGAGCCTACACTGACAATGTTATTTCTTTCATATCTGATGGTCGTGGAGATATCTGGTCTTTCTGGTATTTGTGGATTAATTCTATTTTTGATTTTGGTGGCGCCGATAATGTTGTTGGCGTGACGAATAAATTACCAACTTATGAATTAGAATACAAAGAGAAATATTCCACCAAAATAACCATTGAAGTATTTGATAATTATGGTAACGTTTCTCAGACGATTAACATGTATGATGCTTTTCCAATTTCCATCAATGACATGCAACTGAATTGGGGAAACAACAATCAATTGTTAAGAATAACAGTAGGTCTATCTTTCAAAGAGATGACCATAGAGGGAGCTGGATTCTCAACTCCGGAACAGGGAGTGTCAACTGTATCAACTCCACCTTCAACTGTTCCTCCAGCTCTATTCACTCAAGGCACTTCTTTGAGTCCAACTACACCTTAACTTGTATGAATTAATAATCATGGAGATTTATAATGTCTTTACCAAAAATTTCATATCCAATTAATGTTATTAAAATACCTTCTTTGAATAAAGGGTTTAAGTTCAGACCATTTTTAGTAAAAGAAGAGAAACTATTATTGATAGCCAAAGAAAGCGATACTCCATCTGATGTGTTGCAGGCCATTAAACAAGTGGTAAATAATTGTTCTGTCGATGATAAATTTGATGTGGATTCTGTTGCTATTTTTGATTTGGAATACGTGTTCTTAAAACTACGTGCCATGTCAGTAGATAACGTTGTTAAAGTTGCATACAAAGATTTTGAAGATGATAAGGTTTATGAGTTCAGTGTAGATCTCAATGCAGTTGAAGTTGAATTCCCGAAAGACGTAAGCAATAAAATTGAAGTGACAAAAACTTCTGGTGTTGTTCTGAAATATCCTGCAGCCAGTTTGTATGATGATAAAGATTTTATCAATTCAGAAAAAGATTACATTTTCGAGTTGATTGTCCGTTGTATCGATAAAATCTATGATGGCGAGAATGTTTATGAGTCAAAAGATTATAAACTAGAACAAATCAGAGAGTTTCTTGAAGATCTAGACGTTAAAACTTTTGATAAAATCAGAGAGTTTTTGGTAAATCTTCCGGCGATGAAACACACAATCAAATATAAGAATTCTTTGGAGCATGATAGAGAAATTGTATTAAGTTCGTTAAACGATTTTTTTACCTTGCGCTAAACCACAATACATTGCATAACTATTATTCAACAGTATTCAGTTTAGCACAACATCATAAATATTCAATAAGCGAAATTGAAGATCTTATACCATTTGAGCGTGACATTTATATAGATATGTTGTCGATGTTTATTAAAGAACAAGAAGAAAAAACAAGAAACGCACAAAGGTAAAGAATGGCTAGGAAACAAGGTCAAATAAATCCAGGTGAATTTGTTCCGATTGGTGATGTCCCACCAACTCCTGGACAATTACAACTTCAACAAGCACTGAAGCAGTTCGAAGAAGATAACAAAAAAATACAAAAAGAAGAATCTGCTTCAAGAAGAGCTGCCAGAAACATTGACGCCTCCACAATATCAGCACTAAAAGACCTTACTTCTGTAGTCAAAGAACAAAAAGAATACATTACAAAATTAGAACAAAAAGAAAAGAAGAACGAAAAGTCAATTGATAAGATTGCCAATGTAACCAACACCAATAATGATCTAATGCAGAAAACATTAGATGTTCAAAACAGAATACTATCTGAACTTGTTAAAATGAATAAAGGTAGACAGGCTGACACTGACAGATTATATGATGAATTACATGATATTGATAAAGATCTCAAAAATTTAGAAGATGGAATTGGTGGTAAAGAATCTATTTGGGATAAATTATTTGGTAAACCAGATATTGAAGTCAACAATTATGGCAGAAAATCGGGCAGAAAAGGTCTTGGTAAAGGAAAAGGATTACTATCAAGATTCTTTGGTGGTGGTGTTAAGAGTGCTGCCGGTGCTGCCACTGCTATTGGCGCTGGCGCTGCAGCATCTATGGCAGGTTCTGAGACAGAACTATTACAGCAAGCTGCTGGTGATTGGGGGGCTGGTGGTAAAACTGTTTCAAAAACAGCATCTGCCAAAGCAATATTCAAAGGTGTTCTTGGTGGAACAAAATCTGTATTAAAAGCAGGCATAAAAGGAATACCGGGAGTTGGTGCTTTAATTGCTACTGGCCTCGTTGCCATGGACAGTATAAGTTCTGGCTCTAGTCCAGGCGAAGCAATATCAGCTGGTATTGGTTCTGCAATTGGTGGGACTTTGGGTGCTATTTTGGGTAGTTCTGGTGGACCACTTGGAACTTTTGCTGGTGGTTTGACTGGAGCTCAAGGTGGTGAGATGCTCGGCAAATACCTTTATAAAAGCATGAATATGTTTGGTGGTGCTGAAGTTTCATCTAGCGTAAAAGACGCACAGAAAGTTCCAGAAAAGAAAGAAGAAAAAGGTTGGTTTGAGTCTGCAAAAGATTGGGTAAAGGAAAAGGTAGACACACTAACTGGTAATAGATCTGGCTCATCTGCTTCCGGAGCAGCTGGGCCAATAGCAGAGAAAAGCATTAGCAATCCTGTAATGGCAAAAGAAATATTCGATTATCTAACATCAAAAGGTATCGACAAAACTCATGCTATGGGTATATTAGCAAATATACAAAGAGAATCAGGGTTTAATTCTGGTATAATTGGAGATAATGGCACCTCAGGTGGATTATTCCAACATCATGCTGATAGATTTTCGAAGATGGTGGCTGCAGCTGGTCCCAATTGGCAAAAAAATTGGAAAGGTCAAATTGATTATGCTATGACTGAAGGAGATATGAAAACATATCTCAGTAAAAAATATGCTGATACTGGAGCTGCAGCTGATGCTTTCGTTACTGACTTCGAGAGGCCAAAGAATCCTGGAAAGGATATGGCAACAAACAGAAGTTATATTAATTCATTAGAAAAAACTGTTAGTAAAACTTCTCCTGAAGCGTTTGCTTCCGGAAAAGAAGTATCTCATGATGCTGCAAGTAAATTTGGTATGGGAGCTTCTACTGGTCAGAAAATGCCTACTTCTGCATCTCTTGCTGCTTTACCATCAGCAACTTCTGGAAGAACAGAAACACCGGCAGCTGCCACAGCCACACCACAATCAAGTCCTATATTATCAAGCGAATCCAGACAAAAAGAATCAGCGAAAGGTTCTGTTCCATCTGGAGACATTGTTGCTCTTGGTAAATATCTACAAGGTCAAGGAATTAATGTTTCTGAACATCCATCTTTCGGAGGAGTGAAAGCTGGAGGGCATGCTAAAAACAGTGCTCATTATAGAGGCGAAGCAATAGACGTAAATGGACCTCCAGGAACAGTAGAGGCAAATGATCCAGTATGGGGTAAGAAATTTGATGCTCTTGCAGAACAATTAAGAGCAGCTGGTTATAAGGTCATCTGGAGATCTGGCGGACATTTTAATCATTTACATGCACAAATTGGTGGAGGAAGTTCTGGTCATGAAGGAGCAGACCAAACTTCCGGAGCAACAGATACAAACCAATCAACAGCAATGTCTGGCGGTTCTGCTGCTCCAGTACAACAACCACCAATGACTCCATCTATGAATATGCCAATGGGTGGTATGTCTAATATGATGGGAATGATGGGTGGCATGGGAGGAATGGGTGGTATGGGTGGCATAATGAATATGGCTATCCCAATGATTGGTAATTTGGTTGGTGAGTTATTTGGAGCAGGAAGCGCACAAGCAGCAGAAATGCAAGGTGGTGTTTCTAGAAGTGCTGATATGCTTGGACCATTGCCAATGTTCAATCAACAACAACCTAATAGAGAAGAAAACGAAAGAAGTAACAGTGCTGCTCAGCCAAGTTACACAAATCCATTTAATACATTTAATGCGCATGGTAATGGTACAGAAATTTCAAAGAATTATATTGACAACTTCCATGCTTCTCCAGTTTGGTTACCATCTTTAGAGAAAATTTTTGCTATGGTCGGTAGTCCCAAAGGTAAATTAGCATAATAAAAAAGGGAGCCGAAGCTCCCTTCTTTTAGCCAGCGAGGCTCTTAAAGAATTCCAACGACTCATCGTCGTCGTCATCAGTCATACCACCAACCTTTGCAGATTCAAAAGATGGAGCTGACTTTGCCTTAAGAGTTGGTGCTTCCTCTGAACGTGACCAAGGAACATCCTCCTCTTCTGCCTTCTTAATCTTAAGAGAAGTCTCACCGGAAAGAACCTTAACCAACTTGGCCTTTAGTTCTTCGTAGCTCTTGAAATTAGAAGGATCAAGGAATGCCTTCAACGAATGTTCAGAATTCCATACCTTCTCGAGTTCAGAATCGTTCTGAAGTAATGGCTCTGACTTACCAAACTCTGACTTATCATAGTTACGATAACCTTCAACATTACGGATCTTGAGTTTGAAGTTAGCGCCTGCCCAAAGATCAAATGGATTCATTGGAGTTTCGTCCTCAAACTGTGGCTCCATTGCTTCCTTCAACTTATCAAAGATTTTCTTACCATACTTAAACAAGAAAACCTTACCTTCGTTGGAAGGATTTGCTTGATCCTGAACAATATAAACATTGCTAACAAAGTGAAGACGACGCTTCTGTTTACGAGCTTGTTCACGCTCTGGTGATTTGTCGTCAGTTGTCGAGTTCCAGAGTTTAGAATTATACTCAGAAACTGGATCCTGTTTACCAATAGTTGTTAGTGAGTTTTCAATATACCAGCCACCTGGTCCCTGGAAACCATGATCGAACATGCGGATAAAAGGAACATCCTCATTTGGGGGAGCGGGTAGAAAACGAAGAACAGCATAACCATTACCAGCCTTATCAACTGTGGGAGTCCAAAAGCGATCATCGCCTTTCTTTCCTCCACCTTCTTGGTTAGAAATCTTATTGAGTTCTTCTGTTAGAGCGTTTAGTGACTTTGAACCTGATGATGATTTAAGTGACTTGAAGTCCATGTATTATCTCCGTATAAGCGTTGTATAAACAGTGTATGAATGGCATTTGTATCGCCATCATTATTTAGTATACCCCAATCAACCATAAAAGTCAAGAACTATCTTACGGTACTTGTCCTTATCATACACAATGAATGGAGTATATTTTTTCACTCTTAAGCTGTATTCATCCCATACAGGATCATATTTCATCTTAGAGTCCCAGTGTTTCTTTGCTCCTGTTAAATCTAACAGAATACAAAGAGTTTCCAAGCATATGCTGCCTGAAAGATATAATCTGAAAAGAACAGGATGTTCTCCTTCTCTACAGATAAAATTATTATTGAATGGAGTTTCTAGTTTTTCTATTTCATTTTTAAACGTATAGCCAAGAGACTGTTGTCTTTTCTTCCATGTCTGGTATGTTTGCTCTGGCTCTGGCGTATATGCTAAGTCTCTTATCCATAGTTTGTTGTTATCTGCCAGATTAGCAACAAGAAAGTCATGAACCTCTGGATGTTTGGCTAGTTTCTCGAAGAATATCTTATCTTTACGTTTCTGGAAAGATGCTGGATTGGCTCGCATCTTTCCATTGTATTTGAAATAATCATAATCTGGTTTCGAGAAATGGTTCTTAAGACCTAGATACTCACGGTAACAATCATAAGGGTTCATCTTCCTCTTTCAATATATTCATAAATTTAACAAACAACCCTTTCTCTCGGCCATATGCCTCTATTTCCCAAGGTTGTTCCCAATAATCCATGTTGTCGCTGTCATATTTTTCGCCCAACCATTTAGTCATACGAACTGGACGAAATATGTCTTTTAATTCTCCCTTGGCGTATTGCTTAAGATGCACCATCTCGTGGGCAAGCGCCAATAGGATCTCTTTTTTGGGTAATTTTGAGTCTATAGTTATGAGGAAATCTCTGGCTCGATGATTGTCATCGGTCCAGTCGCAGTAAGCGTACTCGTTACATCCTCTATCAAAATTCTCAAATTCAATTGTTAGATCAATGTTCTTGGAGAGTTTAGTTCCAAGTAAGTATTCGCCATAGAACCGAGCAGCTTTCTTAACAATATAGGTAGATAAATCTTTCTTGGGTTTACCTACTATCTTGATAAACATTTGATACTCCCACAAATGTTGAAGCTCGATTATTTATAATGGCAGACTTCTACCTCTCTTTGTTTTTAAAAGATTAGCGGTCTCTGCTTCCATACGGATCTTGGCCCGGAGTACTGGGTCTTTCTTGATCAATAGGGCAGCAGATTCCACCTCATAGCTGTTCTGTTCGCACCACATAACAACTGCATCCATATACGGGACATCTTTCATCCAGCATATTTCCTCAATTTCACAAGCGAAAGATTCGTTCATTCAGTCTTTCTTTCCATATTGTTTTGTCCATAACCAAGAGTTGAACTTTGATACCTTTGAAGCCAGCTTATCGACAAGCCAGCTGTTCCAGAACCAGTGATCGTATTTGCCCATCTATAACTCCTATTTGATTGTGATGGTTGTTTGATTGCGATTTGATTTCACGAGGTCATAAAGAATTGCTGCATTACTGGGACTAAGTCGAACACAACCATGTGATTTCGGAGAACCTAATCCGCTTATATGCGGAGTGCCATGGATAGCAATATTTCCATTGAAGAAAATAGACCAAGGCATAGGAGACATATCATATAATCTAGAATAATGCATGGATTCCATAGACTGGACATTAAACGTTCCCGAAGGTGTAGAATATCCTTTACGGGCTGTTGATACTGGCCAAACATCTAGTAACTCTCCATCTTGGTATACTTCCATAGTCTGATGACGTTTTGATATTACAACATCATAATCTGCCATGGCAGGAGTAGAGAAAGCAATACATAATGCAATTAGATACTTTTTCATTTCTTCTCCATATTTAGAATTCTACCTTTAGTATAACCTAAATTTAAATATTTGTCAATATCTTCCGTTTTGATTTTTTTATTCTCTTTTCCATTTGTTATCCAACAAGTTCCATATTGAGAATTTTTAGATCCTTTTTGATGACCATTGTTTTTATGTTTTTCTTTCATTTTATCAATAGATTCTTGTTTGTGTTTTCTGTTTTTCCAAGTTCCCTCTGGGTAAATTTGTTTTACTTTTTCTCTTCCTATTTTCGAAATAGTTTTCATATGAATTATTTCTTTTTCATCTTTCATCATCAATTTTCTAGTTTCAGAAAGAGATTTTAATCTTCTTTTCTCAGACTCTTCGGATCTTCTTCCGTTATTCATTTTATTTCTATTAATAAAACTGAAACCACCATATCCGCCTTCATTCAGATTGTATGTTTGTTCTGATACTATAACTAATTCTTTTTCTTTGTTCTTCATATCTGATTCGTTGTCATATACATAAAGAATTTCTTTTGAAAAGTTCTCTACGCCGTGTTTTTCTATGGCACGTTTCAAATATTTTCCAGAACCCATATAATTATCTTCTAGATCTTTTGTTTTGTGCATTCCGATATAATATTTACCGTTTATATTATTTGTAATCCTATAAATAGTATAGTACATAGTGCTAACCTCCGATTGTATAATAGTCTTATTGTCATCGCTATTTATACAATCGGAGTGCTTATGTGATTCCGGCATGATTCGAACATGCGACCTACTGCTTAGAAGGCAGTTGCTACTATCCTGCTGAGCTACGGAACCTTTCTGTGTATTCAAACTATTGGATGTGTATTCTTACCTTTAAGACTCTTCTTAACGAGTTTAAGCCAGAGCTTACGTTCTTTCTTAGCATTCTTATCAGAGATAGCCTTATAGAACTTCATAATTAATCGTTGCGTCTTACTCAATTTAGCCATTTTACTTCTCCAAATTAATTGCCAGATTCTGTTTCGAGGTTCTGGCGGACCCAATGATCATGCTGCTAGAGCAATCTCAAATGGTGCGTAGTTGTCGTTGGCACCTGAACGTTGTCTTTGGTCTCCTTAAACCTTTACCACACCAGTCGATCCTAATTTCTGGCCCATCATAAACAGATAACACTCTCCATACCTTCTCGGTGATCAAGCCGAGGCCTACTTCATTGAGCCTGCGTCCAGTTGTTATCTGTTTATGGTGGACCAGCTGGGTACTGCCCCCAGGTCCTGAATGCTTATTTCGTTTCTCTCAACGACCTCGGCAATTACTATTTATGAAATAAAAAATTGATCACTATTCTTTTATCTGATTTAATTGGACAACTACTAGCATGATAATAATCAGAATCAAAGAAAATAGATTTTCCTTTTTGTGGAGTTATTCTCCTGTCAAGTGTAACATTCTCAAATTTGTCATCTTTTTTCTCTTTAAATATAAAAGTATCCCCATCAGAGTCATTAACGTAATATAATAAACTTTCGCCAGGGAAAAAATTTGAATCTACATGCGGGTAATTATATTGTTCGCCCGAGAATAAATTGTTCTTGACCAATAGATTTGCTTTTATTCTTGATAATTTCGGCATAAAATCTTTATTAAATTTCTTTTCCAATAAAAACAAAAATGGATAAACCAAACGAAAATAATTAGATTTTATGGAACCATCAACAAAAAACGAATGAGTAAACTGACCTGTGTTCATTGTGTTGTTATCTTTAAAGAATGAACTTTCTAAGTCTTTATTGATAGTGTTTGGGTTATAATACCATGGAAAATCATGCCCACACAATATATCATGTATCTTATCTACTTCTTTTTGACTTAATAGATTATCCATGATAATCATCATCTATACTCTTCTATTATTGCTTCATCGGGCAAAGCACTACCAGTTGCATGGGTTCGAAGTTGCGTCCCGTACAGCACACTCTGCGTACTTTGCTGATTGGCAACTAGCCAAGCCACAAAAGGATAACACCATTATTGATAGGATATACTTTTTCATTTTATTACTCCGTGTTTAATGAATTCCTCAAATCCTTTTATAATTATTTCTATTTCTTTATCCGTTTTATCTCCATGATAGAGATCATATCCTATCATAACACGATCTTGTTCGTTTTTATTTGGCTCAGACCAGTGCTCAACGTTAGATGGAAAAAACAATGTTTCTCCTTGTTCTAAACTATAAGTATGTTCACCAACGTGTAATACGCCATTACCTTGTAAATAAAACACAGCACTTATGAGATTGTCAAATGTTATATGTTTATGTGGTCTGATATATGAACCTGTTGGATATACATTTGCCCATGCCATTACAATTTTAGAATTCTCAAAACATTGTCTACCATTAGATGATATAAAATCATTAAGTTCATCAAACTCAGATAGAGTATGAAGTTTTCTGCCATTCTTAACAAAGGCAGTTGTGTGTGCCCTTGTTAAGAATAAATCGTGAGCGTCCAACTTCATGGACTCTTCAACCATATTATATACTGTTTTCTTTATTTCGTCAATATTACCTGTGTAGGTTGCCTTTAACATCACAATTTTGGAGATGTCTTGTCTAATGCTTTGTTGAGTATCTCCACAGTGTCACTATTATACATTACCTGAGCAGCGACAGATTGAACGCATACTGATTTGATGTTCTCTGCTTTATTATCTTTTGGTTTATCATAAGAAATAGTAATGGCACCACCACCATTAATCCAAGTCTCAACGTAAGTATTAGATAGTCCTTCTCCACGATACAACACAGCAAAATTTGATTCTTTTAATATTTTATTGATTTTTTCTTTTGGGCCACAACCAATAATTTCCTTTGGTCTATCTTCTGCCAGAGCAGGAGTTGTAAGAAGTAGTGCTGCCAGAATAATATGTTTCATTTGTTCTCCTATTCTACATCAATAACAGCATTAACGCTGAGGCATGTGTATTCTATTTTGTTTTGTCTACGATCATAGTGGTAAGTATACTTTAGAGGAATTCCTCCCGCTTCTAAACACATATTGTCAAAAGCTTCTTTGTGTTGTTGTTCTTCATAAGCAGCATATACTATGATAGATAGTAACACAATTGAAAGAAAAGTCATAACATTTAACAACGCTTCGATTAGTTTTTTATTCATTACATCACCCTCAGCAGTATGGTGTTTTCGTTAATGCGCGATTGTAACGACGCATTGTTTTTGAGTTCTTGATCAATCTTTCGTAGAATAAGTTTGCCACCTTCCAAAACTTTCTTGACGATCTCTTCGGATTTGCGACCCGTAAGTAATGTGGTCGACGTTTCTTCGTTATACTTAATGATCGAAGTCCCCTTGACATCAAGACCTCCTCTGTCAAGCGCACGAAATACCGAGAGAGTCTTATACTTTGTGTTGAACGCCCAAAGTTCTTGTGCGCCAATGATTTTCTCAGGATTAACTGACGCAATTTTGAACGTATTATCTTCTTTCTGGTACTTAAACGATTTAAGTTTTTTCTCGACCGATTGGACTCTCGGTTTTCTAGGATTGCGAGTTCTTTTCGCCACTCCGGCATACTTTTCGGCATCATCGCACATAGTAGAGTAGAATTTAATAAATTTTTGTAGATCGCTTTTTTTGTAGCGTCTATATCCTTCTTTGATCTGTTCATCTTCACCTTCGTATGCTTCAATCAATTCCCCAAGAACAGGACTCAGTTTGTCAATAATACGAGAAACATATAAAGACGGGATATTGTTTGCTTGAAGCCAGTCGTAGAATGAGAAGTTATCGTTCGCTTCAATGTGATCGTCAATAAGTCCCTCGACCTCGCCCAAGATATCATGCGCCTTTTCGTTAACTCTTTCTTGTATCGAAACTTTCGGTTTCTCGACATCAGTTTCCTTTGGTTCTGACTCAATATATTTATTACAAATATCGTTGAGTCTGTCCTCCAGATATGGTCGAGCATCAACTGGTAGTTCATATCCTTTTGTTATAAGACGAGCAATCCAAGCAATGGTAGTTGGAACAAGAGTATCAGGTATAGATTTAATTTTCTTTACTTCGTTTACTCTGCCCATATTCTTAAGATATGTTACTAGATATTCTTTTGCTTCAATATTGGTACACATATAATTATACCAATTCAATGCATTCATGTAATCTAGTTTTGTGAGTGGTTTGGTAAATACTGGCTCATCGCCCAGATGTTTCTGGTTAACCACATACTGCTCTGACTTTGTTACCCGAACAGTCTTTGGTTTACGTTTAACAATACCTGGGCGACGAGCCATTACTATCTCCTATTAAGCAGCTTCAGCAAACTCTACAGCGAGTTCAAGAGCTTTTGTCTTAAGACCTTTATTATATCCATACCAAGCAGAAGTCAAGCGCGAATCAACTGAACGACCCATGGTATGATCAGTCATATACGTAACAGTATTAAATGCTGACCACCAAGATCCCTCAGCATATTCTGCACCAGGTTGCTCGTGAACGAGAGACAGAGCCTGTGAAGCATTGCGAGACATATCTTTCTTGTTCTCGTTGTCACCAGTAACAGGAAAGATGCGTTGGAAATACTCAACGAGAGTTTCTTCCTTATACATCTTAGAGCCAAGAAACTCTGCCATCTCTTTATACTGAGTCAACTTATCCTTGGCGATACCAAGCATCATTTTAACATTGTCTGCCTGGAACTGTTTACGATGGCTGATCTTTGCCATTCGTTCAACAGCTGAATTGAGAGACAATGATAAAGTATTGTTACAGACAACACGGATAGGAGTGAAACGCACATCGGTAGAGCATCCATATTTGTGGAAGTTAGAGAACAGTAGATAAGAATCAATCTTATCTCCCTTGAACAACTCGAACGATTCATTGACCTTGGCCAATGCCCACACTATCTTACCATCTTGTAACGAACCAGCAGTATGCATCTGCATCTCGCCAGCAGCAATAAAGTCATTGAAGAATTCGAATGCTTCTTGATTCTGTACTGGATTCCAGTCATTAGATACAATGTCTAGAATCTTATTATCAGAAGAACGAACAAGAGCAGAACGATCAATCTCTTGTGCTTCATCATTAATAATCACAAATGCTTGTTCTTTAGAGACTGTCCAATTAAGTCCAGCTTCATCAAGCATTTGAATAGGAGTCAAGTCTGGAGAGACTTGTTTTCCTAGATTGTGCCATGGCACATCACCAGCATATGCCATTTGAGCAACACCATTTACCATCTCGATCATATGAGCCATTTTAGTTCTCCGTCACATCAACCATCATATACAAAGTATACTATTCTTTTTAAAAAAAGTCAAGCACTCTTTTCATTAGAACGAGTGGCTCCACCTTGATGTGCAAATTTAAAACCACACATCCATTCTTGTTGTCTGTAGAGTTCTGACTGCACTAATCTATCGTTCGACTGGTCTACCAATATATAATTGTAAGGACAATCTTTAATAGATCCTCCATCTAGATAATGCTCTCTACCTTCTTCGAAAAACTGATTAGTGAACTGCCACTCAGACATTGTCTTCCTCTTTCTTTTTTCGATCAACACCAATAAAGTTTTCTGGGTGCCTCAATATCTCCGCAAGGAAATTGGCAAACTCCAATAGATCCTCTTTGTTATATCTAGCACCAATCTTCTCTTCTCTTAGATATGCTGTAATCAAACAATATGCCTCATTGGCTGCTGGGTATTTTAACTTATCTCCTACTAGCATGCTATCTCCTAACTGTTATGCTCTGTTCACAAAATCATAATAATTATCTATTAATTTACGCATTCTTACTTCTAATGCTGCATAAGCATCCTCGTCCATAATTCCAATTAACATATCTGTATAATCTTCTGGCTCAAGAAACTTCTTACACAATTCCAAATATTCTTTGGCAGTTGTTGGTGGGAATACATTTACGCCGACAATCTTGTAGGGCCAGTCGGGAGGAAAGTCATCCTCCTCGACAAACTTTTTTGTTTTGGTCTCAATTTTCTGTTTGACAGGAAATTGTATGACTTGAGCAGTCATTACGTACGCTCCACTCTAACAATAATAAATCTTGTCGATTGGTAATATCCTACTTCCCAAACATTTGTATCTACATTATATCGACGAATCACATCACTTCTCCTCGATTACTGGACTTCCGACCAATCTGCTCTGTCTAATCAGGTGTAAGAATACAATTGCATCCTGCATTGTAGGGAACTTTTGCCTACGTTCAACAATGTATCCATCTTCATTCTTAATAGTATAAGAAACTCTAACGGACTTACGATACTTCATATCATTCTCCCATTGTTGTAATTGTGTATTTATTTAAACGGTTTACCCGAAACCCAACCAACCAGACTGTGCCTAGTTCCTCTAGTGACAGTTGTTACTCTGTGCATAGTAAAACTAGGGAAGGCAATTATTGTTCCTTGTTTCCTGTCCATATTCTCAGGGAATTTCTCCCCTGCATTCAACAGCTGCAGATCACCACCATCATAATCATTTCCATCAGTCAATTGAACAACAATACTCAGCTTTCTTATTGGCCCCATGACTGTTCTATCATTATGTGCATCATATCTGCCTGTGGGTGCATTATATTCTGTGAACTGTAATCCCTCTGTCATTCCCCACAGATCAAAACCAAAGAACCTTTTGTTCAACGCCAGGACAGGACCATTCAATCTCTCATATACCCATCTCATTTCATTTGAATCAAGAAACAATATATTACTGTCTCTTATGTTTTGATGTTCTTTTTTTCCACTAACAGTTCCTTGTTCTAATGTTTTACTCTTAGCATATTGAATTATATCTTGACACTCTTTACCATTGAACACATCAACACACGAGCCAAATCTAGCAACAGTATCACGATAAAGAGACCAAGACATCAAGCAGCCATCACTTCCTTAACATGAGAACAAGTGCGACGATACCCGAAACCAGTACAGTTACAGGAAAGAGAGCCAGAATCAGCCATTGTGACTGTGTATTGTTTACCATTTTTACCAGGGATACAAACGTATGTTGGCTCTCTGTTATCAGACTCAGAAGCAACAGTCCAACCACAAATAATAGCGTCTTTCTCCAGAATACGATAGGGAGCATCCTGATCTCCTGTTGTCATTACGAATTGATTATTAGATAACCAAGGGAAATTAGGAACGATGTCCCCAGTATAGTCGTTATAAGGACTAATGAGACAAGAAGGAGAGTAGCGATCGCGGACATCATATAATACATTTTTGATCCTCACTTTCAGTCGCATTTTGAATACCCCAATTGATCTTCAACCAGACTCTTTCATAGATATAATGTATCATTGTCATTATTATATGAAATATCAGAGCACTTGTCAATCCAAACATTAGATAAGCAACGACAAATGCTATTAGTCTGTAACCAATTGCTCTTGCTATTGTTCTTTTATGACTCTCTACCATCACAATCCCATGTTAGTTTGTATTGATAACAAATTCTGTAAACTGAATCCAGCCCATCTATAATTCTCGTACCGTATCCAAGATTTGTTCTTTTCAAATTGACTAATAACATCTCTGAATATAAAGTAATTAATACTTTTGTCTAATACATTTCTACCATACTGTTTGGCATGAGTCCAAAATGGTGTGTCGAACGTAGATCCACCAGAGTAATGCAAGCAAATAATCTCGTGTATCTCATTTGCTATTCTATTGAAATCATAATCTACCATTACATCAGATTTTGTGCCGAACATATACTCATAGAAATATCTATTAATTCTGTCGTAGACGAATAGAGAGTTGGCAAACATTGGCTCGTAAAAGAATGCACTATTACCATTCTTAATAATTCTACCATCCAATATATTATTAGAATAGAAGTATTTAAATTTGTATTCTGTATTATCTAATGCAGTAACACCAATTTGCTTGGAGAAATTCTCACGAGCTGTGTCAATATCTGTTATGTTATCATTGAACATATATCCGTAACTCATTCTATTAGACAGAGGCACACCAAACATCCAGCCATCAGGAGTTGCTTCGTGTAATGTGTATATCAAATCCTTAACAACAGGCCCATTGTGCACCAATCCACGATTGAGCGGCGCATTCTCGAACACTGTGTAATTAGTATAATCTTTGGGAAAACCTCTACAATCCATCACATAATCAAACTCTACTGGTTTGCCATCCACAACAACAACTGCCTTATTATCTGTGTTGTGTAGGCTATCGACATTTCCTTCGATAACAGAGAATTTATCCCCCCACATATCCTTCAATCGTGCGAATGCGAATTCTTTTAATTTAAATGTGTTCATGTGTATTGCAAGATTACCACCGATAAATGGATTATTGAACTCGTGCTCTCTCCAATTGACATACTTTGTGCCCAATTTAATTGTGGCATCTAATTGTTCGAGATCTTTATTGTGATCGAACAATAATCCTTTCATAATACTATCTAAGAATGGAGGATTTGTGCTCTCGCCAATACCAACAATTGGAATGTTTGGCTGATGTATAGATGTAATTTCCCAATCATCCAACCAAGCACAGTAATGACACAGTGCCTGTATACCAGCAGATCCAACGCCAATGATTGCTATCTTATTCATTATTGTATTCCTTAATTAATTTCTTATACTCTGGATTTGGATGTTTATACAAATGCTCATAGAATATTTTAATAACATTCTTGGCAGTTGTACCTTCAAACATAAATGGAAAGAATGCATGAATGATGCTTGCCATACCAATACAAATTAGTATGACACCACCTTTGATTGCCCATATTAAATGATTAATATAATTGGTCTGACTTAATAATAAGTGACGCCTAGATCGATCTAGTGCATTCATTTCTTCTCTTCTTTCTTATGCTCTCCGCACCAGTCGTTGTGATATGTTTCAGGGAACTCTATATTTTCTTTATATTTAACTGGCGGATAGCGGCGACACTCGTAAGTATCGCCTTTCGTATCAACTCCTTCTGGTTTATCCCAGTAGATGCAGTTTCCGCATCTCTTTTTCATTTACAGCACGTAATCTTAGCGATACGCTCCCAGTTTGTATTCTGTTTACGAAGAGCGCCAAGTTTAATTGCCATACGGAGAGACAACTCGCGAAGAGAATCAGAGTTTCTGTCGATGAATGACATAACATCATACAATTCTTCGTGACCTAGATTGGCCAATAATCCTTGTTTGATTACCTGTTTGATGCGAATCAGATAATCGCGACGTGTTTTCATTTGTAGATCGATATAATGAGCACGAGACACCAATGCCTGCAGATGTGGCGCTAACTTGTGACCTTTATCAATCATAGCATCAAAGTCATAATTAGAGATAAAGATAATTGTACCTTTAAACTCGAACGAGCGAGGGACAAGCGCACCAGTCTCATCGTCAATAAGTTTGCCCTCGCTCATCCAAGAAACTACTCTACGCTCTGTGGTATCGCACACAGCTTTGAGCAGATTAAGCGACACATCGTCAAAGAATATAGCATCGGCATCGTCAAAGACAATTACCTGTCCTTCTTCTTTGTAAGAATGTAACAATTTAACAAGACCAGTCGCACGCACATATCCCTTGACGATTGTGTAATTGATCGCCGACGGATCCCATTCGGCCAGTCGTTTCTCTACTGTATAGGATTTGCCTAATCCGGCAGGACCAGATACAATAAGAGCACGAGAATTGCCACAGGTACACGCTTCGGCAAGCACATCAAGAATATCAAAGCGCTCGGCGAGTCGCGCTTCAATCTCGGCGTCAGTTTCGGTAGAGGGAGCGGAGTAGGACACTTTAATATTAGTAACCTTATCGGCGATAGATTTACGGGAAGTACGGAAACCAGCTTTCGGAACACCACGAGGCATTAGATCACTCCGTTATCAATCATCATATTATAATTATACCCTAAAACTGGTATTTGTCAACCCCCACAGTTTAAAAAGTTTATGAACTGTGTTTACTATCAATCCTCGTCCTCCTCGGGTCGCTCAATTCCGTAATAGTGATCTAAGTGTTCTCTGACTCTATTGTCGTCGCCGAGATAGAAAACGTAATCGCCGAGTTCTCTACGATATGTTTTGTCGACATATTCAAATCCGCCGTAATATTGTAGACAACCATCATGCGTCTTATGAATAACAATTGTATCCTCGTCAACCCACAAACGATATCCGGCACGAGGATCTAGGCGTAGTTTATCGGCGCTTGTCTCTACCATATTACTATGGATATAGTCATGAACCTTATCGTCAATTTCGTAGAGAAACTCGAATGTCGACATATTATTCTCCATCATAACCAGTAATAACAATACGATCAGCCCAACTAAGAGCATCAAGCACACGAGTTAATTTATTATCATCAAAGCCAGTACCTCCTTGACAGAGATATTCTTCGATAAGTCTTATTACTTCTGTTGCATCTTCCGATGTAATCGTAGCTTCGCATTGCATATTATATCCTCCGAAGCAATGAACCAGATACTTTCCATTCCGTTGTCGGTGTTTTAATTGTTACAGTTTTCTGATTAACACGGACAACTGTGCCGGTAATCAACTGTCCTGTTTTTGTGTGGTTGAAGGCGACATTATCCCCACGAATAAACGACATTGTTGCACGTGCCTGTAGTTCTCTCGAACGAACATTTACGGCAGCAATTGCTTCTTTCAATTCTTCGATTGTATCGATCGCAAAGATAGCTTTAGTAGCGGCAGACATCACTTTTCTCCTCATCATCATATACATATTATACTATGTTTTAATAAAAAGTCAAGCGTCTTGTTCAATTTCGATTATTCGAACATCTTTGTCGTAGATTTGCTCCGGATAGAGCCAATCTAGGAAATTGTATGCTTCATCATATGTGTCAAATATGTATGGTTCTTCGTGGTGTGGCGATATATCCCGCCACTCCCAATTACCTTTTTTGTTTTCTCTGCCGACCTGCAGTTTAAACATTGTCTTTAATTTTAGAATTGATGGCAAACACCATCATCAGAAGAGACAGAATAAGCATAAACACAGCATCATCTGTCTGATATAGGAATACTTTTTTGTAGATAGCGACGAGCAAATCCACAATCGCCAGCATTTCATAAGCAATAGTAATCATTTTATGGCCTCATATTTACCAGAATACCATCACACATGGCACGTACTGGTTGTTCCGGAAATCTATTTTTTAATTCATCGAGGGCAGTTTGTATTACCCAGTCTTGATTTGCAACACTTTTCATCGTCATCCAATTTTTAGAAGCGATGTTTTGTAGTTGTATTTCTACATTGGACATTTTTCTCTCCTATAGGATCCTTTACCTTTTCGAGCTTTAACTACTCTACTATTATATTGACCAGAAGTCAATAGAATTTTCGCTACGGGATTAGATCTCCCCGAATAGGTTTTTTTTCTCTTCATCGGACATCAACTCCTCACAATATGCGAATAAATCACCATCCTGGTATAGCCTCCAGGTATTTCCGTGTTTATCAATATGTGTGGCATTATCAACAACCCAACTCCACACATCCCAGTAGGAATCATTCTCAGGATCAGGACCAGTCCTTAAAACATTAAGATCCCATTGAGAACCAGCCACCCAACTCTTTTCACAATTCTCCGCAAATATTTGAGGTATATAGACACCTTGGTGATCGGAAACAAGAATTTGTATGCCAGACATATTAATTCCTCCAATTACGGGCAGAACAATTGAGTAATTGACCAACCAATTCTATGACTTTATCACTATGACCACCGATGTGCCATTGATATTCTTCTTTTGGCGTAGTTTTTTCCTTATAATCATATATGGTTGCGACCTCGCCGGAACCAAATTTAATAATCCATTCAGCGGTAATTTTATCCCCAGTTGTATTAGGTTTACCAAGAACAGATACCAAATTGTCATAAGTTGTATTGACATATCCTTGCAAACAACTCATATATGCTTCTTTATTCCCAACGATACGATATTTCATATTATATCTCCGATCAGTAATCAGCTGTTAGTTCGCCTTTATCATTAATAAACACAAACACATTATCATCTAATAGATTACCATCAATATCGTAATAAGTCATTTTATATCTAACATTACCATTAGATACAGCAATAAATTCTACGTCCTCAATATCAGAACTAGACTCATTATAACCGCTGGCCTCTAGTAAGTATACTATATCGTTCCGGGTTAATTGAGTTAAATTAGTATTGATATTCATTAGTATATCTCCTCGGCTGTATCAACTATTAACTCGGCTAATTTCTGATTATACCTAATACCTCTATTATTCAACTCATCCTCACACATAATAGTATAATCAGACACAGTAATACCAGAATAACCAAAGTTCCAATAAATCAAATAATGTAATTGATCATCCGTAAACCTATTAATTACCTTTTCGCCTTTCTCTAATCTATCGGCCAATTCCTCTATACGCTCAACCCAATTATGGTCTATTTTATCCTTAATAGTAATCATTTTATAACTCCTGTATAAGAGAATATAATTGACCGCCGAATTGGTCTTCTTGATATACCATATTTACTATGTGACCGTCAAGAACTATTGTATATTCGTCTGTTTCTGCTATTAATGGGTTTTCGCTAATAGCCCCACTAAAAGCCATATAATCATATTTGTCAAACGGACGGAATTTACTGGTTGCAATAATAGTCATCAACTCGGCTGAATTAGGATATTTCATAGGATTTCCTTTCGAACTCATATTATCAGTATACCCTAAACTGTGTATTTGTCAAGCCCTAAAAGGAAATATTTTTAAAATAATTTTCGTTTATATTCGAACGTAAACGAGTCTTGGCGTCGGTCGCTGTGTGTCTCGCCTGTGTCGCTTTGTGTCGCTGTTCTTGGTGTCTGTGTTGTGTCCCTTAGTGTCTGTGTTGTGTCTAATTCACTCGTTTTTTGAGTGATATTTTTAATCCTCATTTTGTAATCGCAGCGAATTGTTAAACCACTTATTTATTGAGTGGAATACCACACGTCACCAAGAATTATTAAACCAATTTTTAACTTAAACCAAACCCGTTTTCAGGATTATAATAATCAACTTCATCATTATTATTAAGTTCAATATAATAATAATCATTATAATAATCACTTTTATTTTTAAACGCCTTTAGTTTAGTTTCAAGAATATTAATATTATTATAAACCCCTAATAAGTCATTATTATCATCATTATTATTAACACCGAAAAGAACGAATAATTTATTAGGCATAGTTTTTTCCCCTTTAGTGGCTTACAAATATGATTATACCCGAAACGCCAAAATAGTCAAGAAAAAAGTAATAGTAAACGAGAAAATAAATTTAATAGTAAACGATTAAGTTTACGTTCGTTGGGGGTTGACTTTTTCTCAAAAATAGGGTACACTCTAGGGAGTGGTTTGTTGAGGCGGGTTGGGTCTACCACTTAGTTTACTAACAATAGTAAACGAAAAAAAGTAATAGTAAACGAAAAATAGTGCTTGACATTTCCACAGAATACGGTATAATCATATATGTAACGTTGAAAGAGGAACTGCTATGAGAACCCAAGAGATCCAGAATGTGATTGGTCTGTCACTGGTAACAGTTGGTCTGTTAGTGTTCGTTGTTCTTACTCAGATACTGGATGTGATACAATGATGGATGGAACCAAGACAGTAGTAGTGTCTGTTAGGTTAACTGTACCAGAGGATATCCATATGCAAGAGCTCGTGAATGAGCTTGGGTATCAGTTTACGTTCGTTGATGAGAATGGTAAAGAGAGTATCTTTGACTCAGAGCTAACCAATGCAGTGGAGTATGCATGATGAGAGTGCAGACCTATAACCTGAAGATTGCATTCTATGATGAGAGCAATCATCTACAGTATGCAACGTTTACTAACATCTCTCGAAAGGCTGTGGAGTACTACAAAGAGTACTATCGAGAGAACTATGTAGTGAAAGCTCTTAATGTTCGTTAAACCACTGAAAAATGGAGTGAAATACCCTAAGTCACTGATTTTGAACGTGAAATAAAAAAAGTAATAGTAAACTTTAAGTTTACGTTCGATAGGGGTTGACAAATCTGGAAAATAGGGTATACTGACAATATAAGATGATGGAATGGAGTGATGTGAATGTCTAAACGTGATGATGCTATCCAAATCATGAAAGCTAACGCTGAACTGCCTATGCGCGATGTGGTCGCTCTGATCGCTGATCGTATCGGTGTTACTGATGCCAATGCTAAATCATACTATCGCTGGATCGTTGCCAATGGTAAGGCTCCAGGCACTGTCGAGCCATCTACTCGTGGCCGTAAGACAGTCACCAACAAGACACCAAAGGCCAAAACAGTCAAGCCAATGAAGTTCCCCAAGGTGCTTCTGACTGACAAGCCAAAGGTCACTGACAAGACAGTGGAAGAGCTTGCTGACATTAAGGCAAAGAACCTCGCACGTCTTAAGGCTGTTGGTAAGAAATACATGAAAGGCCAGTATGCTGAGCCACGTGTCTCTGATGAGCCATTTGATGAGTCTGCTGTTCCCACTCTTGAGGCAGAGCTTGACTCTTTCAAGGCTCCAGCGTTCCTCTCCAAGGACGATGTGAAGGCTCTGGTCTAACACTATCTGCAGTGCGATGCAGCTGGGGGTGTCTCTTGGCATCCCCGCTCTTCTTAGATGGGTACAGGCTCGTGCGGGCGAGGCGCCGGTAAAACTGACGCCCAAACCTTGTGTAAGCGGAAGCCATTGTGACTTGCAAGCGAGCAATGGCAGTGAGCATAGTAAACCTGTATCCTTCTAAGAAGAGTAAACCACTACTTTTTTAAGTGGAATGTTTACGTTCGAATATAAACGAAAATTATTTTCAAAATAAGTAATTTTAGGGGTTGACATTTCCAGGATTTCAGGTATACTGAGTATAGTTGATGATGAGGTGATGAAATGAACGTATACGCTGTATTCCATGCCACCAGCTACGAAGGATCTGAACTCTTGGGAATCTATCAATATCTCTCTCAGGCACAGGAAGCTGAGTATGCCTGGAGACTCCAGTGGGCCGATCATGCTCTGTATACTGGAAACAGTGCTTGGACTGAGATTCGTGAGATTGCTCTTGGGGCTGCTCCTACTAATGATGCTGGAAAGATTGTGGAGGATAAGTGATGGCTTACTTGAATGCTCTCGATGCGGACTCTGGATGGGTCGTCGTATATGTAACCATGGACGAGGTGAACTGGACTGGCCCTTCTAGTTCTCTCTGGATCGTTCCGGGCACTCTACACGAAAATGCGAGGTGGTAATATGACTCTTATGGAAGAGTTCGCGAGATTCGACAGTCGACTCATAGAGGACGATGTTTGGCTGATCTGGCTCGGCATGGCTCTCTGGGAGGAATGATCATGGCTGAGACCGTACTAGGGCTGCTCCTCGTCCCCGTCATATTCGCGGCGGTGGTGGCGATCGATAGGTACTTTGGAGACTGGTGATGGACTTATCTTTCAACGACTACGAGCTGACGCTCATGAGCGAGGAGGAGATACTCGACAAGGCCGTCCGGCTGTATACATTCTTGTCTGAGAACTACAAAGACGTCACTATGCAGTCGTGCATCCGAGACGTGATCAGGGCGTACGCGTCCTACAACCCGGACGAGGAGAAGGTTGGGTTGTACGCATGAGTGATCTCATAGAAAAGATTAACAATGATAAGATCGTCTTGGAAGAACTAAAAGAGTCCTATCGCGAGACGATCCGGATCGACGACGACGAGGCGCTGCTGAGTGCACTCAACGCGGTGATCTCATACTATTCTACTCATGAAGAGTACCAGGAGTGGATAGTAGAGAAGAATAAATTGAGGGAAAAGAAATGACTGACCATGCAGACCTTGTTGAGAGATTGCGTCGTGACGGTATTGCTGCCCGAGACACATTGAAATGTGTGGAAATGGCGCCTACGGTTGACCCAGAAGATGCGCTTAAAGCCGCCGATGCCATTGAGT